TCAAGTCCCAGTACGAGCACATTTTTTATTAAATTATTTATAATGTAATAAAATACTTATTTTCATATTGATTTATATATTTTAACTTGTTATATTATTAATGGTTGGTTTTAAAGACTTCTTGGTATATCCATCGTTTTATAGTTTGGCTTTTGGTGGTATCATTTTACTCATTGTGTTTGTGTTATTTTTTAAAAATTATAAAACAATTGTAAATCTTAGTAGTTACCAATTAATTTCTTTGTTATGTGTTATTTCTATTGCTATTGGAAATCATGGAGTTTTACATGCGCTATTTGAAACAAAAAATAAACCTAATTTAAATTTACTTTCTTTACACATTTGAAAATTTTTTATTTATATAATTTATTATATAATTTATTATATATTATATAATGAACTCTGCTATTAATAATAATTTAGCTGAAATTAAACAGTTTATTGTTGATAACAATATTGTTGGTACATCTGCTGGTGTATGTATTGCTCTTGCGACCAAAGATGGTATTCAAGCCTTAGTTGGAGACATAATCATTCCTGCTATTATTATTTTGTTACATACATTACGAATTGATGGATTGGCAAAATATTTGCCTGTTAAGGGCTCTACTAAATTAAATGTAACCGATTTTATAAAACAGTTTATTACATTTATATTGATTATTGTTATTTCATTTATATTTGTTAAGTTTGCTTTTGGATACTTATTAGGTGTTTCTGATTCTAAAAAAAATGTTACTAATTCACAATCTACTATCAATGTAGCAGCTGCTTCTGATAAAGCTGATAAAGACTCATTTCAAAATTTTTAAGGTCACGTCCATTTTATTTCATTTATAAATTAATACGTTTTAACATCTGAATGCTAAGCCTAAGAATGCTACTGCTATTATTCCCAGCACTAGTCCTGCGTGCCAATAATATTGCATTGCTTTATACATTGCCAACCATGCCTTTGTTTGCTCCGGTGAGTTTATATGTTCTAACATATATGTTGATTTTGGACTTAACATGTAATAGAAATAATTTGTAATGAAACTAACTGTAATTATAGTACATACCATTGTAGCATTTGTCATTGGAAAGCGTTTTTGGTTCTTATAAACTATAATAATGATGGCTAATATAAGACCTAGTGCGTACCCATAATAATAAATTTTTTGACGTTCTTGTGTAATTTTTTTATATATATTTTGTAAATTGGCAGGCAATTGAGATTGATATTGCTGGATTGTTTTATTTTTTTGCGTCATATTTGTTGTAAAAATAGAGGCAATTACAAAGATGGTTGCTAAAGCACAGGATATATAACACGGCATTATATATTCTGTTTTTATTTTTTACTGTTTGAATTTTGAAATAAATTGGGGGTCATATTGTGCTTGTGTTTTGTTAGGTTGTTTTGGATTTTCATTTCTTTGAATGTTTTGTAATGTTGATGTTGAGTCCTGATAATTTGATACAGGGGCTGATAATATTGTTGCTTGAAACTGTTTTCTACAACTTGGGTTTACACATTGTCTAAACGCGCCTCTGTCTTGGAGTTCCATTAACGCAATAGAGTTTTGATTACCACAAAACATGCATTTAGGACTATATTTAGCTGTATTTAAACTACTATATGTGTTTGGATTGACATGATGAAGTTGATATGCCTGGTCTAATGGTGTAAAATTAAAACTCATAATGTTTATTTATTATAATATTTCATTTTTTATTTTAATTTATTACGATTTTGTTTTATTTTGTTTTATTTTGTTTATTTATATAAAATGAAACTAGAAACTCCTGTTGATTTGTTCATATTGTTTATTATTTTTATCAAAATAGTTTTTTTATTGTCTGCTGTTGGACATGTAATTTTAACACATCTTATGAAAAAAGATGATAAAAATGATAATGTAAAAAGGAAGAAAACAAAAAAAGAAGAAGGATATGATTCTAAATTATTGTATTGGAAGGAGCGTAGCGAGTTTATATTTGTTATTTCTATGTCATTATTATTAATTTATTATTTTAGACCTGGGCATGTAAAGCCAATTGATAGTGAGACTGCCTTATTGTTTTTCTTATTTGGATGGGTTCTTATTATTACGGCAAAATGGGGTGATTTTTTTACTAACGCAAAATGGTATTCTTATATTTCATCTTCTTAAAGATTTTCTAATCGACTGTTTAAAGATTCGTTTTTAATATTTCTTTTTAATATTTTATAATTTAATGATTATAAAATATAATAGATTTCTAGGTGAAATTTGGCTTTGGATGATTTTTTGGGAATGGATTTGCGATACAATAAATGAATTAAAATAATTTTAGATTTCGTTTTCCATTCTTGTTATATTTGTTAGTTCTATATTGATTTTTGTTAGTTCTGTCTCTAAAATTTGCTTGGTTTTGAAATAATGTAAATGTTTGAAGCAATATTGCTGCTTTTGGATTACTGTTATTTGTCTTTTTGTTGATTGCTTTGTTACACGCTGATATTGCCTTGTTTTACAGCCGCATTTGTATTCTTTTGTAGGGAATGGAATGTAACCCATTTCTTGTTGCTCCTGACTCAGGATTAAAGAATTTGTTTGGGTAGTTTCTAATTCTTTTTTTTTCTCGCGTTCCGATAATTTATAATATTCATTGAGTTTTGCCTTTCGTTTTAGGCGGCAAATTTGCATTGTAATTTCGTTTCTAATATCTAGCAGCTCATCAATTACATTATATAAATCTAGGCGCTGCATATTTGTTTCTAAGAATAAGTCATATTTGTGTTCTAACTGTAAAAGATAGTTTATGTCTGTTATTATATTTATTTTTGATGAGTTTATGATTACAGGTACATTTTTGAATTGCTTGATAAGAGTTTTATACAAGACGGGAGATGAATAAGACATTTTATTTTAAATTTGATTATTTGATTATATTTTTGTTTTTTATGTTTAAAAGTTTTTCAATTTTATTTTGCTTTGTTTTTTGTTTATATAAAAAAAACAAGCTTTCAAAAAAATTGAAATTATTCGGATACTATTAAAACATATTATAAATATTTAATCTTATATCCAAGCTAAACTTTGAATAAATTACAAAATGTCCACATTTACTAGCAATATTCTTTCTCAGATTGTTGACATTAATACTTATTATTTGGCAGAGGAAAATGTAGTAGAAGAACCGGAGGTAGAAGAAAAAGAAGTTGAAAAAAAGGATGATAACCTTAAAATAAGGGAAAATTTAGATTTTATTAGCGAGATTGGGCTTAATTTTATTAGTAATATAGTTATTGGTGCTATCATGTTTGTATATGTTTTATTTACAATTAACTATTTGTATTTGTTTTGGCAATTTATAAAACTATTTATCTGGGGTAGTAATTATTTGTTTGGATTGTTATGGGATTCGCTTGATAAAGGCCAAGAATGGCTACAAATTGCTGTAATTGTGTCATCCATTGCGGCAACATTGTGTACTATTTACTTTGCGAATGATATGGATGACCGTATTGATAATTGTATTTTGAAACTGAAGGCTGAATTGGCAGAAAAAGATGCGATTATTTTAAAGCTTTCTGCGGATATTAAAAATTTGGATATTAAAGAAGAGAAAACTAATTGGGAAACATCCTCGGATATTTATTCAGACAATGAAGAAGATGATGATGATAATGATTCTGATTCTGATTATGACCCTGAAGATGATGAATATTAATTTGTATTATGATTATTATAAAATAAAATAAAAAATAGTGTTATTTAATTTAATTAATTTAATTTAATTTAAAATGTATATGAATTTTTTATTTTATTTTATTTTATTTTATTTTATTTTATTTTACAATAATCATAATATAATTTTTATTCGTCATCTGAATCTGTTTCCCATACAGTTTCGTCATCGTCATCGTCATCGTCATCGTCATCGTCATCGTCATCTACTTCGTTTGAAACGCGTTGAAATAACCATCTCATTCCTCTTAATAAATGTGCTTCTAAACCCGGACCCGCTACTGATACACTATCATCATCATCATCATCATCATCATCATCATCATCATCATCATAATATTCACTGCCTCTTGAATAATCATCATCTGAATCATATACATCTTGAGCCATTGCTGTTCTACAATATGGACAATCGAAACCATTATGTGCCACATTTTGCATCAAGCAACTACAATGAAATGAATGACCACACTCAGTTGTAACTTGATTGTTTGGACCTTCTATATCACACAAGCATATAGGGCATTCCTTAACTGAAATAATCTCTGACAAAGACATTTTACGTATAAATAATTTTATAAAGTTTGATATATATTAAATACTTATATGCTATTTTGTAAAAAATATTTCAATTTTTTAAATTATATAAGTTATGTAAAAAATTGAAATATTTTGAACATAGTTTTTATATTGTATAAATTATTTCATATTTCATTTTTAAAATTATTAAGTTGTAAAAATATTAAGATATTAAGATATTAAGTTGTAAAAAATGTTTTCTACCTCGTCGTTTTCAGTAGCTACTTTTGCTACTTCGTTTACGAATAAAATTATTTTACAAGCCATATCAAATATTTCAAGTATTAGCTCTCGCTTTAATAAAATACTTGAGATGTCCGGATTTAGCTTCAAAAAACATCAGCTTGATGGAGTAATGTGGTGTGTACAAAATGAGACTAAACCTGCTTTAAGAGGTGGTATTGTTGCTGATGAGATGGGTCTTGGAAAAACCGTATTAATGATTGGGACAATGTTTGCCAATTTCCTACCCAAAACTATTATTGTTGTGCCGCCAATTTTGATTGACCAATGGGCTAAGGAAATCTATAAGTGCTCTGGTCACAATGCCCTCATATATCACGGCGCTAATAAAAAAAATATTTCGTTTGCTGACTTGACTAGCAAGAAGACGTGTATTGTATTGACTACATATAACATGATACTACCTTTGAAGAAAAAATGTATTACAAGTGATTTACTGCGTATTAAGTGGGACCGTGTGATTTTTGACGAAGCACATCATTTGCGCAATTGTAAGACAGCTCGGTTTAAATGGTGTAAAGAGATTTCAGCACCTATTCGTTGGTTAATATCTGGTACACCTATACAAAATAGACGGTCTGACTTTTACAGCTTGTGTAACATGATTGGATTTGACAAGACATTCTTTAAATCACAAGGGTTAAACGCTGTTAGTTATATTAAACAGAATTATATTTTGCGACGTACAAAGAGTGAAGTTGGTATTGATTTACCACCTGTAAATAAGACCAATATTGTTGTGCCATGGAAAAGTGTTGGCGAGAAAATGCTCTCAGAGGAGATGCATTCACTGATATCAAAGCAGTCAGGGGTGTCTTCTGACAAGGCAAGGGACGCGGCTTACACTATTTATGACCATGGTGACCCTAGAGCCGTATTGTTGATGGCAATGTTGCGCTCTAGACAGAGTTGTGTTTTACCTTCATTGATGAAGAAGAGTATTGACATTTGTATTACAAATGATAAAACGGGAATGTATATAGATGCGATGTCAAGTACTAGCAAGTTGGATTCAGTTATACAGACAATTTTGGATAGGAAGGAAAATGGCAAAGGTAAGATTGTGTTTTGCCATTTCATTGATGAGATTGATACAATT